TGCGGGAACTCTTCCAGCAACGCCTGCACAGCCAGCTTACCCAACTGAGGCGGATAGGTGCGGGTCGGACCAGAGGACGAAACGTGGTAGACGAAGTAAGGGCTGGGCAATGGCAAGCGTCCCATCTTCTTCAGCTCCTCGTAGTCAGGCTGGACAACGTATAGGTGCGGACGTTTGTACTTAGGATCGACAAGCTTAACATCTCCAACCTTGCCAGAGATGTCCGCCACAATCCCCTCCGCTCCCATCCAGTTATAAATCCTATCGTAGTGACAACCAGGTCCAGTTCCTAGTTCCGTGTTGCCAACCTTACCTGAGAACAGATCGTCGAGCGGAACGTGGGCTGAGTATGAATCCCATGCTTCCTCGGTAGGTGGCAGCGGATATACATTCGCACCCAGGCCAGCAAACAGCGCCATGTTGCGAGCAGGACAATAGATATCGACTGTGCCTCCAGAGGTATCCACCAGGTAACGCACAATTGCCGTGGCCATGATTGCGTCACCGATTGCACCAGCTCGGTATACGGCAGTAGACCCACCCTCGGACCTCCCAGGATAATAGGGCTTGATCTTGTGAGGAACAGGGATCGCCTCGTTGAATGGGGCGTTGGTCAACTCGTCAGGCAGGATGTAGCTACAACGTGGCCACAATTTATTATCGTCCACAACGTGGACTGCTGGTGAATTATTTTTCCATAGTTTCATTTTGATCTTTCCTCCCAAATAAAGAACGCAGCAAGAATCGCTGCGACTACTGTGATAACCGCAATGGCAACAAGAAGCCTTCCTATTGCCAATCCTGCTCCGACAATAATCCAATCCGTTAGTGCGCTCATTTTGTTTGCCTTTCTATTTTGTGCATGAAGATAGGAGTCTGCTCGCCCACATAAGCTCCTGCAATATTAAAATCATAAAATTCGAGTGCCTCGGCGTAATCCATGCCCTGCTTCATAAGGCTCTCCACGATTGCGTCTGCATCATAGATCGCGCAGAGGTCACCACCGAATGCGCTGCCTACCCCCACAATCGCATCGTCGAATCCGTCAGCGAACAGCATCGTGTGCGCATCGTCACCAAACTGGTCAAGGATCTCGTCTCGTATGCTCATACGCTCTGCATCTGGTAGGCGTGGTCAACCAATTCCCTAACGCATTTGAAATACCCTTCCTCGGCACTGCTGTAGCAAAATATCTCGGACCTAAATCCTCCAGCCTCGACCCAAAGCTTCCATCTCCATCCCTTCTCATCCCACTCCTTCCTCACCTGCATCGCCAACTCATCCTTTGTTTTCATCGTCACCTCCTACTACCTCCTTGCACACCAGGCTCGCTGCATCCACCATCGTTATGATTTGGATCATATCGATAGCGTGGCCGTGGGACGCGCGGTTCCTTTCAACTACAAGCTTACCGCGTGCAATTGCAAGCATATCGCGCGCCCACTTGAGGCGTTTCTTTGCCTCGACCTCCATTACATTCCAGACTTGGCTTTGAACTTGCGGGGATTGCTCTTGCCTGCTGCTGACAGCGCGATGGCAATCATCTGCTCGCGTGAGCGAGGCTTACCGCCTGCTCCACGCTCGCTGCCCTTCTTGCGGTTGTCCGCTGCTAGTTCACTCATGTTCTTCGATACGTTTTTACCTAGTGGCATTGTTTAGTTTCCTTTCTGCTTATGGTTGTTCCGACTTGTGAAGATCATAGTAAAACGAATCTGTATCCTCCGTCACCCACTTGTCACTCTGATTCTCTACGCTGGGCAGTTCGGTATCAACTCGAAACTGCTTTAAGTTGTCTGGCAACTTCTTGGTAACCCAATTCGAGTCGCGCCAGAAGATTCGGTTGTTTGGCATACAGAGTAAGTAGCCATCGTCACCAGCGAAGACATGACCACATTTATAGTCAGATGGCTCGTCCGAGTATGGGTTGTTGTACCAATCAACTGTGAACAAGTAAGTTCCCCACACCTTGGTCGCATCCCTAAGTAGGATCTGAGCGCGATGGTAGGCCAAGAAGCTGTACTCGGTGACAGTCACATTCTCGGAGAAGCAATCCCAAAGCTGTTTGTAGTTAAATGGGATGTCTGCCTCTGGCTGGTGCGTATATATCTCCGACAACGGAACGCGACTGCGCAGCATGCCAGAGTCGGTCATAACGTGGAAAGTAAGTATGGTCCCTGGGCATGACTGCAAGGCGAACACATACACGTTGTAGAATTCCTCCCTATCCGTTTCGTCCTTGGTGAAGAATGACTTTCTTACCATTCCCTTGAAGGATGGGATGTTCTCGTTGAGCGTTGCCATTAGCGGAGCAAGTTAGATGTGTGTGTCATAGATTGTTTGTATCAAAATCTTTTGAAGTCAGCAATCGGAATCTCAACGCATGGCTCATTATCCCTGGGGTCACCGCTGTTCCTTGACATGTAGAATATAGGGAGCTTGCTGTCCTCCTTAATCTCGTAATACCCAATAGCATCCGCCCACTCGATCACATAGAACGTGGGTGCGAATGCAGCGTATAACTTTAGGGATATATACTTCTGGAGTGATAGGCATCGCGTTGGGAATCTCCCAATCTCATAGCTAGTTTTCCTAGCATCAACAAATGCGCACTTGTCGCCCTTTAGGATCATCGCATCGAATGGATAGGCTTTAGGCATATACTTCGCCTTGCCCCCGCAATGATTGGCAAACGCTTTTACAATACGCTTCTCGTTGGCGATGTCCGCATCGCTCTCATGCATACCGCTCGAACCTCTCATCTCCAATTAGGACCAGTATACCAAGCTACCAACACCCAGCGTGTTCCCCATATCGGCGCACGCGCCCTGTGTTCGATGTAGGACGGAAACCAACACCCTGCGCCCTGCTCGCGGATAAACCTTGCGTTGTCTATGTCCGACTTTACCTGCAAACCTCCACCCAGGTACTCATGTGGAGCGGACAAGTTGACCACAGCAGTAAGCTTGCGGTCACTTCCAGTAAACGTGTCGAAGTGCCACCAGAACTGCTGGAGCGGATTGTATCTCAAGATCTGGAACTGCTGCGAACCAGTTATGTCAAACTTCCAATACTCGTTGTTAACCGCAGCGGTCAGCTCCGCCATAATCGCGTACAGCCACTTGTAATGTTGCGACATCGGAACCCAGCAGGAGGAGCAAGTACGCGAAAATGAAATCTTGTTGCCTCCATTCTTCTTAAGAACAGTCGCACGCTTCATGCCAATCACCTCGGCATCGTTTCGAATCATATCGCATTGGCTTGGCGTTAGGACGTACCGATCCACGGATGCGGTAAGCGTCTTTTGAATGAACTTATTTTCTTCCATTTAGAACCTCCTTTATGATGTCAACTATTTGTAATACTATGTACGCGCTCAATGCCAGGATCGAAATGATTATTGAGAAGATCAATACAATCCAACCCACAACTATGAATACGTCCGAAACAAAATTAACAAATTGCATAGTTCTCTTCCATCATCCTTCGAAGGAGAGTCTTATTGCCGATCCTAATCCCAGCAGCCCTGCACCACCACCCAATCGTTCCATTCCTAAAATCCTTCAGCAGTCGCTTCACTTCTGCCGTGTTCCTATACTCCCAGGCATCATTGATCATCTTATCCTTCCAATCTGGCGCAAGCTTCATACCACACACAATCCCCCTCCTGCGCAGCATGCGAAGATCCTTGATCGCCTGGATGGCAACCTCGCCAGCAAGCTGTTGCAACCTCTCGTCATAATCGCCCTTAGTTAGCTGTGTGGAGATCATCGACGCTTCTTCTTGCGATTGGCTGCTACCCAATGTGCGTAAGTATTCCAAAGCATCGCAGCAGCCTGCGCCTCGCTCTTCGTTTCAAAGATATCCTGCAAGGGTGGCAATCCTTCTGGTGGCCTAGCACCATGTAGGCGCGGTCCTATCACATTGCCTGCTAGGGTATGAATCCTCCATGCTCCAGCCTCCTCGACCACCTTGACGAAGGTCATCGACCAGCTTCTTTCAGCTTGGCATCGTCTTCTTTGATCTGGCCAGCTAACTTAACCAGATCATTCGATTGTCCAGCGTAGTGAATAATGTAGGCATCCTTGTACCTATCCAATCCAAAATGAGACTCGACGCTGGTCATGCAGTTGTAAGCTGGGTCGAGCGGAGTCAGCTCCATGCCCCACAAGTGCGCTTGAATGTTCATCCAGGTTTGTTCACCAAAATGGTTGGGGTAACAACCAAACGGAGGGCATGAGAATAGACCAAGGAATTTATTGCTCACTACGAATACGCCAGTATTGACGTAGAACCTCGGCGTGATCTTTCCGCCAAATCCTTTCGCAAGGTCAACCATACCCTGCTTCCTATCCAGAAACTCCCCCTCGTCAAAGGCGCAGAAGAAGTGCTGACTGCCCTCAGAGTCAGGCGCACCAAGATCCTCGCAGTCGTTTGCCACCAGAACGTCAGCGTCCAGGAACATGACCTGCTCGTAGCCTCTGGCCAGCATAATGTTTCCAATTGCCAGCTTCGAGTATTGAACTGGCTGCGTAACTGGCTTATCAATTGCCATGAAGTCAATCGCGTACTTCTTTGCGTACGCTTCCATCCTGGGCTGAGTGATGCTTAAAATCTTTTGCCAATCGTCTCCAAATGCCTGAGTGACTAATGCGCGCTTCATTTTTTTACAGAATATGACAATGCCCTCTTGATGACATACTCAATGACGGCATCTCTGTCAGCCTTCAAAAGCTTTAAGCCTGCCTTAAATAATTCATTTCCAGTTTTATCGTCAAAAGTTATGTCCACAAGAACCATCTTTGGTGCTGGTTTTGATTTTCCAAATGTTATTTTTCCTAGCTTCATTTCTTTTTTGCCTTTCTTTTCTTCCTTGGTTTGGCTTCTTTCCACACGTCAAAGTTTTTGTCCAAGTCCACCGATATAAGCATTAGCTTTTGGTAAAGCTTCCAGCCCACTCCAAGTGGCAGCAGCGTGATGCTTACGAAGTCTCCCAGGTAATAGAATATTTTCGATAGGATTGTCATTTCGAAATTTCTACTACTGCGTATTTGGGCAGTCGAGCTTTTTCGTAATCTTTTTCACATTTAAAAAACAAATCCAAAACAGGTAATTTACTTGACCCACTCGCCTTCCTCTGAATGACCGCTGTGCCTGTGTCCACCACAACCCACTCCTGTTTAGATCCAACTATATTGACCTTGCTCCATGCTGGTATGACCCTGTGATCCGTGGCGCAATGCCGTCCAGCCTTTAGGCGCACACCCTCGCTACTCTGCAATCTGCTGGTGTAGTAATCCTCCCCTGGCCAGTATCCAGTAACGCGCACCTTGATCTTCTTCTTAGGTGGCTGCACATCGACCATGACATTCGCAGTCATGACCGACGATGTGGTGACTAGCAGCGCAACAAGAGCTGTTCTTAACATGACCTAGCGATCACTACAGTCGTAGTCTTCCCAGGTGATATTCTTGCAAGACTCGATTGCCTCTTCTCTTGTGTTGAAGCTCTCGTATCCAATCAAATCTTCTTCTCTCCCAAATCCATTCTCATCGATATAAACAGACCATTGCTGTTTGCCTTCCTCGTCTAATTCTTTCTTAATCCATCTCATAGTCTTGGGACCTCCTTTTTAATTTGTGCTAATACGAACAAGGATCTTACCAGAGCGCGCTCCAAATGGTCAACGCTTGTTTCACCATTATTATCAGGGCAAGGCATTGACTTGTGGAGCTGCATCTGTGCCGTGGCTAGGTGACGAACGGCTCTGGCGATATGGTAATCGTGGGTAGGCCGATCCTTCTCCAGCCAATCGCCATAACCAGACTTATCCGATCCCTTACCCATCACGCGCCAGACTATCTCCTGCGCAGCGTTACCCATGTCCTGAATTGTTGGTGCAGTCATTTTGCAAGCCTCCTATAGAATTGATCGAGTAATCCTTCTAACCATAAGACATCTGCTGGGTCGATCATAATTTCATCCCAGGAGGGGTATAACCTTTTACCCAAGCCCATACCCTCAAGAGCGCATTGAACGCGATCCCAGCCTGGTACAGCTCGTCATCTTCCCACACCCTTGTCATCAGCTTGCTCGAATCATTCGAAGCAAGCACTATGGATACGCACGCTGCCTGAGGATTCTCGCTCGCGGTCCTATAGGCCCACAACTGCGGACAGTCCGAAGTTTCATAGAACGGCGAGTATTTGGGATTCACCTTGCGGTTTTTCAGATCAATGATCGCGTCACCAATTCCCTTCAGCTTCACATATGCGTCACAACGACCAGCGTACCCTGCGCCAACCAGAGCCTTCTCGCACCAGTAGGTCTTCTCTACGTTTTCGTCCGCCCACTTCTTGAAGGTCGCGATGTAGGGCTGGAGATCTTCATCTTTACACACAGCGCGTCCCATGAGGATATTCTCGGCCTGTTCGTGCATTCGCGTGCCATGCTCAGCTGCTTTCGATGTTGACTCTTTAGAGTCCTTAACCACTCTTCGAGCGTAATCTTCGAGCGTTTCATTTTCCTCCTTTGGCAAGGTAAGCGATGCCATGATACTTTGTTCAATTTTCCAGTTGGTCAATTGGGGCTTATCCAAAATAGACAAAATCGATGTGACGCTAGGGTACAAACCCATCTTCCTGGCATCGGCCACAGTTGTATTCCGCTCGTTGCCGTTCTTCCCAATTACAACGTGTGCGGATTCTCCATTTTCTTTGTACCAATGACCGCTAGACTCGGTTTGAACAAGTCTAGCTGTCGATGGCTCCTTACTGGTAATAGTAAGTGCCATACAATTTAGAACGGAACTTGGTTGCCGTCTGCGTCAAGTTCAGCTTTGCTGGCAGTAGGTTTCCCTGTTGCCATCGAGAATTCCTTGCTGGCGCGGACCTTGTCCTGTAGCCACTCTGGAAGAGCAGCGAAGACTTCGTTCTGAC